ACTTGAAACAGGTAGCATCTCAAACGTAGTCTGGAAAGTAAAGCGAAATGGTCAGGGTACTGAAACAAGTTACACAACCATTCCAGGTGCACCAGATACAGAGCCATTTGACTGGTCAGCATATAAGCCTTATCCTCTTGAGTTAGCATTAAAGAAAATTCCTTATGCTGAACAAGAAGCATTCTACTTAGGCTTTGACGGTCCAACAACTTCATCTGCTACCAACGTAGACTGGTAATAGATGAACTATGTAGGCTTACATGTTCATACTCACTACTCCCTATTTGACGGCATAGCAACTCCACAAGAGTATGTAGACCGTGCTAGCAAGTTGGGTATGAACGCTCTTGCAATTACAGATCACGGTACACTTTCTGGTCACAGAGAGTTGTATCGTGCTGCAAAAGAAAAGGGTATTAAGCCAATCCTTGGTTTAGAAGGATACATGTGTGCAGATATATCTGATAAAAGAGATAAGTCTGAAAGAGAAGGTCAACAAGATCTTGTCTATAACCACATTGTCCTTCTAGCCAAGAACCAAAAAGGTTTGGAAAACCTTAACAAGATTAGTGAAATTGCATGGACAGATGGGTTTTTTAAGAAACCAAGGTTTGACTTTGAGATTCTTAAAAAGTATAAAGAAGGAATTATTGTAACCTCTGCTTGTCCTAGTAGCGTTATTGTTAAAGCACTAGAAGAGCAAGAGTTTGCAATTGCTAAAAAGAACATTAACTGGTTTAAAGATAACTTTGGTAGCGATTACTATATTGAGGTTATGCCACACAACACACCAGAAATAAATAAATATCTTATTGAACTTGCTGATGAGTTTGATATAAAGGTTGTTGTTACACCAGACTGTCATCATTCAGATACATTGCAAAAAGAAATACAAGAATTTAAGTTAATTTTAAATACACATGGAAAAATAAACAAAGAAGCAACATACGAAAAGTCTAAAAAGAAAACAGATATGATGGAAAGACTTGACTATTTATACGGAGAAGACCGCCAAATAACATTTAATAAATTTGATATCCATCTATTATCTTATGAAGAAATTAAGGCAGCAATGGAACTGCAGGGTATTGATCGACCAGACATATACTCAAACACAACACTTTTAGCAGATACAGTAGAAGACTATGATATTAAAGATGGACTAAATCTTTTACCAGTTCAATATAAAAACCCAGATCAAGAGTTAGCAAACTTAGCGTTTGCAGGACTTGAAAAATATCGGCTTACCGACAACTGGCTTGGAAATGATATTTATGAACAAAGACTTGACGAAGAGTTAGAAATTATTCGTAATAAAAAATTTGCACCATATTTTCTTGTAGTAAGCAATATGATTAATTGGGCTAAGAAAGAAGGTGTTTTAGTTGGTCCAGGTCGTGGATCATCTGCTGGTTCTTTAGTTTGTTATTTACTTGGTATTACAACAATTGATCCAATAGAACATGGTCTTTTGTTTTTCCGTTTTATTAATCCAGAACGTAACGACTTTCCTGATATTGATACGGACATTCAAGATACTCGTCGTGATGAAGTAAAAGATTATTTAGTTAGACAGTATAGACACGTAGCATCTATTGCTACATTCCTTGAGTTTAAAGATAAAGGTGTTGTAAGAGATGTTGCACGAGTTTTAGATATACCATTAACAGATGTTAACAAAGTATTAAAGTTAGTCGATACTTGGGATGAATATTGTACCTCTAAAACTACACTGTGGTTTAGAGAAAAATATCCAGAGGTGGAGATTTATGGAGAACAATTACGTGGTCGTATTAGAGGTACTGGCATTCATGCTGCTGGTGTGGTTACTAGTAAGGATCCAATATTTAGGTATGCGCCATTGGAAACTCGCTCTTCTCCTGGATCCGATGATCGCATTCCTGTGGTTGGTGTTGATATGGAAGAGGCTGAAAAGATTGGTCTTATTAAAATTGACGCATTAGGTCTTAAAACTTTAAGCGTAGTAAAAGATGCTATTGATATGATTAAACAAAATCACTACAAAGACATCGATCTTTTATCAATTGATATGGCAGATCCCAAAGTATATGAGATGCTTTCAGACGGGTATACAAAAGGTGTATTCCAGTGTGAAGCAACACCATATACAAACCTTCTAGTAAAAATGGGAGTAAAGAACTTTAATGAGTTAGCAGCATCAAACGCTTTAGTTCGTCCAGGCGCTATGAATACTATTGGTAAAGACTATATTGCTCGTAAGCATGGAAAGCAGAATGTTTCTTATACCCACCAAATTATGAAAGAATTCACAGATGATACATATGGGTGTATCCTGTATCAAGAACAAGTTATGCAGGCTTGTGTTCACTTAGGTGGAATGTCAATGTCTGATGCTGACAAGGTACGTAAAATTATTGGAAAGAAGAAAGATGCGAAAGAGTTCGATATTTATAAAGAACAGTTTATTACTGGTGCTTCTGCCTATATTGCTCCCAATCAGGCTCGTGATTTATGGCATGACTTTGAAGCGCATGCGGGATATTCGTTCAACAAGAGTCATGCGGTTGCTTATTCTACGCTCTCGTATTGGACGGCGTGGTTAAAATACTATTACCCACTTGAGTTTATGTTTGCCCTTCTTAAAAATGAGAAGGATAAAGACGGTAGAACAGAATATCTAATTGAAGCAAAGCGTATGGGCATATCAGTTAAACTACCCCATATAAATGATTCAGACCTTGACTTTAAAATTGAAGGTAAAGGTATAAGATTTGGTCTAACAGGAATTAAGTTTATTTCTAATAACATTGCTGAAAAGTATATTGCTGCTCGTCCATTTAAAACATATAAAGAACTTGAAGAGTTTACTTTTACAAAAGGCAATGGTGTAAATAGTAGAGCGCTTAATGCTCTTAGACTTATTGGTGCAGCAACATTTGCCGATAATGAAAGAAACGATAATGAGATTAAAGAAAATATTTATGAATATTTAAACCTACCAGAGTTTAACATAACAATTCCCTCACACTATTATGCATTTATTCAAGAAGTTGATTCATTTGAAGAAAAAGGATCATACATTCTAATGGGTATGGTTAAAGCAATTAAACGAGGAAAGGGATGGTCACGAGTTGAAATTCTTGACAAAACTGGGAGTGTTGGTATATTTGATGAAGAAGGAACAACTATTGAGACGGGTCGTACTTACTTGGTTCTTGCTAATGATAATCGGATTGTCTCTGCAATTCCTGTTGATGAAATAAAAGAATCTTCAAATGCACTTGTTAAATTTTTAGGATATAAACAATTGCCATATAGTGAAGAAGAAATGTTTGTAGTTTCTTTTAAGCCAAGAATTACAAAGGCTGGAAAGAAAATGGCTTCTTTAACTTTGGCAGATACGGCTAGAGATTTACACTCTGTTACAGTATTTCCTACTGCATTTCCTAAAGCATATATGCATATTGAAGAAGGCAAATCGTACAAATTTAGTTTTGGTAAAACCAAAGATGGAACCGTTATAATGGAGGATGTAAATGTCAGTTAGTGTAGAAGATGTATTATCTCAATTAGATCCAAGACTTAGAAAACGACTTGGAACTGGCGAAGGTATTAGTTTTGAACACCAGCCAACACCTAGTTTTGGATTGAACCGTGCATTAGGCGGTGGATTACCATACGGCAGACAAGTACTTATATGGGGAAGCAAGTCATCAGCCAAGTCATCTATGTGTTTACAGATGATTGCTTTAGCACAAGCAGAAGGCAAGGTTTGTGCATGGATTGATTCTGAAATGTCATACTCTGAGGATTGGGCAAAGAAATTAGGGGTTGATCCAACAAAATTAATTTACTCTCAAGCAAGAACTATTAGCGATATGGTAGATGTTGGTGTTGGACTTATAAATGCTGGAGTGGATTTAATTGTCATTGACTCTATTACTTCTATGCTTCCTGCTATATATTTTGAAAAAGATACAGATGAAATGAAGGCTTTAGAAAATACAAAACAGATTGGAGCGGAGTCTCGTGATTTTAGTAACGCTTGGAAAATGCTTAATTATGCAAATAATAAAGTTAAGCCAACTCTTTTGGTTCTTATTAGTCAGAGCCGTAACAATATTAGTGCTATGTATACTAGCCAGCAGCCTTCTGGTGGGCAGGCTACTAAATTCTATTCATCTTGTGTTATCAAGTTATTTTCCTCTGAGTCCGACAATCAGGCTATCAAAGGTAAGATTAAGGTTGGCGATAAACTCATTGAAGAAAAGATTGGTAGAAAGATTCGTTGGGAGTTACAATTTTCTAAAACGTCTCCTGGATTCCAATCTGGGGAATACGATTTCTATTTCCGTGGAGATAATATTGGCATTGACGCTATTGGTGATCTTGTTGATACGGCTGAGTCAGTTGGTCTATTAAATAGAACTGGAGCCTGGTATCAATTAGATGACGGTACAAAGGTACAAGGAAGAGAAGGAATTATTAATAGAATAAAAGAAGATTTAGACTTACAACAACAGTTAAGGACTAAACTAAGTAATGTCTAACAATTTTACAATATATCCAGGCAAGTTTCCATGCAAAACTTGTCAAGAAGAAGTTAGTTCTTTAAGGTATTGGAGAGAAACTGGTGATGCAACCTGGATGTGTTCTAAAAAACATATATCTAAAGTTGGGTTAATTCCACCAAAAAGAAAAAAGAAAGACTTTGCTAATGAGTGAAAAAAGCGAGTCTAAAAGAATTGGGGCTAAACAACATAAAAACTCTGGTCGCAATAATAAAAAAGGCGATGCAACTTGGAGAAATTTTATAGTTGATTTTAAAGAAGTTGGAAAATCTTTTACATTAAATAAAGATGTATGGGCTAAGGCTGTTACTGATTCAATAAAGTCGGGGATTGATAAGTCTCCAGCAATTGTTGTAATACTTGGAGAAGGTAATACAAAGGTAAGGCTTGCTATAATTGAAATGGATCTTTTAGAACAACTAACGGAGGGTAAGTAAAATGATAGAGCAAGTTAAACAAACAGGAACAACTATAGATATGGTCAATGGTTTGACTGAGATTGCTGACTATATGAATGACGAAGAGTTAACAACCGCCTTAACAATGATTGCTAAATTAATCATTAAACCAGATGTTCCGTTTAATGTTGCTACTGTTGAAATTGTAAGACTTCAGGCAATTGCAGCAAAGATGTCATTCAAGGCAACCTGGATGGCTAATGTAGATAAAAGCGATAGGGCAAAGAAAAACATATATTTCACGGCAACAGAATCAATTAACAACTTAGTGTCAGCACTTAAATACATAATACGCTAACCTGGTATACTTATATAAACAAAGGATAAAACATGAGTAAAAACTTACTAAAACAAATTATGATTAGAACAGATGAACCAAAACATAACGAAGATATTGGGTATACAGAAGGATTAGTAGATGCTATTCAACAAGGATATGTAGCAGATATTAAACCAAAGTTTACTAAGAAATATTCTTTTTCTCCATCAACACTTACTTATGGTGCTGGAGAGTGTGCAAGGTTTTGGTATCTTGCTTTTGATGGCGCAGTATTTTATGATAACGCTGACCCATATGGTGTAGCAAATAGAACAAGTGGTTCTTTAAGCCATGACCGAATTCAAGATGCAATGATTAAAGCAGATATCTTGGATAAAGATATGGAATTTGAGACAGATCGTAAATATGGCAAACAAAAACATCCAGCATTAGAGTTTACAGTTAAGGTAGATGATCCTCCTATCTTTGGCTATGGAGATGTAATGCTTGACTATAAGGGTGAATCAATTCTTGGTGAAATTAAGACAATGCCAAACGATGGATTTGAATATAAAAAAGCAAATAGAAAAGCAAAAGGCAAACACCTTATGCAGTTATTAATGTACATGAAAGTATTAAAAAAGGATAAGGGTGTTTTAATTTATGAAAATAAAAACAATCATGAATTATTAACTTTGCCAGTATTAGTAAATGATGAATATCGTAACTGGGTTAATTACGCTTTTGACTGGATGAAGCAAGTTCGTAAGGCTTGGACAGATAGAGATATTCCAGTAAAAACATATAGAGCAAACTCAAAAATCTGTAAAGTTTGTCCTATCCAAAAAGCCTGTGCAGAGGCAGAAGTAGGGGTTTTAAAAATTAAACCTCTTGAGGAATTAAGTGAAACTATGTGATCGATGTGATAAGGCATTTAATCCCAAAGTAAGTTATCAAATTTACTGCGGGATTGAGTGTAGAGACATTGCAACAAAAGATAAAATTGTGCAACGTTACCACATAACTCGTAGACAAAAAAGAATTGGTAAGGTAAGAAAATGCCTTGGTGGTTGTGGCGTAGACCTATCAATTTATAACGACTCTGGATTTTGTTCAAATTGTAATGTAAGTAAAAAAAATGTTGATAAAATGTTAAAACAAATAAAGGGATTTTTTGATTATGAACAAGACTAAATGGGGTGCAGTAGTGGAACCAAATAAAATATGTGCCATTGATGCTAGTACTAACAGTCTTGCTTTTGCGTTATTTGAAAATAAAAAACTTGGGACTATTGGAAAAATAAAATTTGAAGGTAATACTAATTATGAAAAAGTAATGGACGCTTGTGCTAAAACAAAAGCATTTTTTGAATACTCTGGTGGATTTGAAGCAATAGTAATTGAACATACAGTCTTTATGAATAGTCCTAAGACTGCTGCAGATCTTGCATTGGTTCAAGGTGCACTACTTGGCGCTGCAGGTTTAACTGGAACAAAACAAATAGGAACCGTAGCCCCAATTACTTGGCAAAACTATTTAGGAAATAAAAAATTAAGCAAAGAAGAACAACTAGAGATTAGACTTATGAATCCTGGAAAATCAATCTCTTGGTATAAAACATTTGAACGGCAGATAAGAAAAGAAAGGACAATGAAATTAATTGAAATCAACTATGATAAAAGCATTAACGATAATGACGTTGCTGACGCTTGTGGTATCGGTCACTGGGCTATTAATAATTGGAATAAAGCAATAGGAGTAATGGAATAATGCCAGAGTTAAATGCAAACATACCGCCAATAGAGTGCTATGTCCGTGGAAATTTTTTAAGAGATCAACTAGACAGTCATGATCAGTATTTTCCATGTGTTATTTTTGGTGTTTCAAGTATTAAAAGTAGAAGTCCACTATTTCATTTTTTAATGGAAGATGGTGGAATTTGGTGGAGAATGCCAATTAATGCTTTTTGTACTAAACCAGATGTACCAGAAGAACCCATATATAATTTAGTGTTATGGAATTCTTTTAGTCCACATATTTCTGTAACTAAATTTGAAAATTTAAGTAATATGAGAATGTCTTATTTAGATAGAAATAAAAATAATGTACCTGGAAAATATTTATTTACATTAGACTGGCATAATCCAGAAAGCAATATATTAGATGATGGGTATTCAGAAAGTCCAGGACAACACAAGTGTGGTCATGTTATTGAAAGAGATGACGGCAATTTTGCCATTCAGCCAAATAATCGGGTAAGGTTAAAAGAACCATCTTTTGTAACAAAAAAAGATCTTGTAATACAAAGACTAATCAATACCAATAAGTGGGATGTTGAAAGTTATGATAAGTGGGTCTTAGAAGATTCAAATGCCTATAATTATGATATTAATGATGCTGGAGTTGACAAATAATCTTATGGCTGGTAAACTGTATACAAGTGAGGTTTGGCTTCGTAAGAGATATCTTATAGATAAAAAATCTCCACAAGATATTGCCAAAGAGTGCGGGGCAAGCATAGAAACAATCTATGTATACCTTGCAAAATTTGGATTAAGGAAATCAAAGCGATGAGTAATAATTTAAACATTACGGTTGATCAAGTCAACCATCCCTTACACTACACGACTGATCCTAGTGGGGTTGAGTGTATACAAATTACACGTCATCGCAATTTTAATATTGGAAATGCTTTTAAATATTTGTGGAGAGCAGGACTTAAGGATGAACAAAAAACAATCCAAGATTTAGAAAAAGCAATTTTTTATATTAAAGATGAGATTAATCGCTTAGAAGGAAAATACCATGTCAACTGAAATAGAATTAGTTCAACATTTAGATGAAGTAAACAAAGTAGTTACAGAATATTTAAAGGGTCAAGACCCAACAAAAATATCTAAAGAACTAGACATGCCTAGGACTCGTGTTGTTGCATTAATTAATGAGTGGAAAGTTATGGCATCTGCTAATGATGCAATTCGTGCACGGGCTAAAGAAGCCCTTGCTGGAGCAGACACACACTATAGCAAACTTATTACAAAGGCTTATGAAGTTATTGATGAATCAAGTATGACAAATAACCTTAGTGCAAAAACTCAGGCTATCAAACTTGTTATGGATATTGAAAAATCTAGAATTGAAATGCTTCAAAAGGCTGGTTTGTTAGAAAATAAAGAACTTGCCGAAGAGATGGTTCAAATTGAAAGACGACAAGAAGTCCTTGTTGAAATACTTAGAGAGATTGCTTCTACGCATCCAGAAGTTCGTGATTTAATTATGCACAGACTTTCACAAATTGCAAAAGAAGGCGAAGTGATTACGATTGTCCAAGATGTTTAATGATTTTTTAGATGTACTAAAAGAGAATCAGTTTGATGAAAAACCAGTAGACGTTAAGACATTTGTTGAGTCATCTGAGTATCTTGGACAACCAACTTTGTCAGACGTTCAATATGACATAGTAGAAGCAATGAGTCAGATATACAAAAAAGAAGATTTACAAGAACTCTATGGCGGAGCAGAAGGAGCAAGGTACTATGAGAAATACACAAAAAATGAAATCATCCTACAACTTGGCAAGGGTAGCGGCAAAGACTTTACCTCTACTGTTGCTTGTGCTTATATTGTCTATAAATTATTATGTCTTAAAGATCCTGCAAGATATTTCGGAAAACCAAGTGGAGATGCAATAGATTTAATTAACGTTGCTATTAATGCTCAACAAGCAAAGAACGTTTTTTTTAAAGGATTTAAAACCAAGATTGAAAAGTCTCCGTGGTTTGCAGGTAAATATTATGCAAAGGCAGATAGCGTAGAGTTTAATAAATCAATTACTGTGTACTCTGGACACTCAGAAAGAGAATCTCATGAAGGTTTAAATTTACTTCTTGCAGTACTTGATGAAATTTCTGGATTTGTTTCTGAAATTGGAACTGGTAATGAGCAAGGCAAGACTGCAGAAAATATTTATAAAGCATTTCGTGGCTCAGTAGATTCACGTTTTCCAGATCTTGGTAAAGTAGTTCTTCTTTCGTTTCCTCGTTATCAAGGAGACTTTATTTCAAAAAGATATGATGATGTTATCATGGAAAAAGAAACTATTGAAAAGAAACATACCTTTATTATGAATGAAGATTTACCGCATAATGATCCAGGAAATCAATTTGAAATTAACTGGGATGAAGATCAAATTATTTCTTACAAAATTCCGAGGGTATTGGCATTAAAAAGACCTACATGGGAAGTAAACCCAACAAGAAAGATAGATGATTTTAAACTAGCATTCTATACAGACCTTGGTGATGCCATGATGCGTTTTGCATGTGTTCCAACATATGCCTCAGATGCTTTTTTTAAACAAAAAGAAAAGTTAGAAAAATGCATGAATACAAGAAACCCAATAGATTTATTTAAAAGGTTTGAAGAAACATTTAAACCAGATCCAGAAAAAATATATTATGTCCATGCCGACCTTGCACAAAAACATGACAAGTGTGCTGTTGCCATTGCACATGTCGACAAATGGGTTAACATTCAAGTTATTAAAGACTATGAACAAGTAGCCCCTATAGTTGTTGTTGATGCTGTTGTGTGGTGGGAACCAAAAGCAGAAGGTCCAGTTAACTTATCTGAAGTAAAACAATGGATAGTTAATTTACGTAGAGAAGGTTTTAATCTTGGAATGGTTTCTTTTGACCGTTGGCAATCTTTTGATATTCAAAATGAGTTACAGGCTGTTGGTATTAGAACAGAAACTGTTTCGGTTGCCAAAAAACACTACGAAGATTTAGCAATGATGATTTATGAAGAGCGAGTAGCAATTCCTATGATTCCATTATTGTTAGAAGAAATGTCAGAATTAAAAATTATGAAGGGCAACAGAGTAGATCACCCTCGTAAAAAATCCAAGGACTTAGCGGATGCGGTCTGTGGAGCGGTATTTGGGGCAATATCTCATACCCCAAAGAATAATAATACAGAAATTGAGGTCCATACTTGGAGTTCTGCAACTCGACTTGCAGAGAAACAACAACGTGTGGTAGAATTAGATAATCGGGAAATGCCTAACGATGTTAAGGATTTTCTGGATAACTTAAACTTAATATAAACTAACAAGGAGAATAATGAATTCATTTAAGAAACTTGCCACAGTCTTGGCTGCAGCCTTGACACTTGGCGTGATGTCGGCACTTCCGACACAGGCTACAGTATATGCTGACGTTGTCACCATTGATGCCGTAGCAGATACGATTAATCCTGGTGAGACTGCAACTGCAGTAGTATCAGTATCATTTTTGGGAACAAGTATTGGAGATACCGTTTCGGTAATATCTGCAGTACTATCTGCCCCATCTACTGCTAGCGTTCCACAGTTTGCCGTTACAGAAACATCTAGCGCAACAGTGGCACTATCAGCAGACACAAAAACAGCAGCAGTATCGCCAGCAACTAATACTTCTGGTTATGTTACTGCAAAGTTGACATCATCATTTTATGTGCCTACCGTCGCTGGATCATATGTAGTTAGATTTATTCCTACATTGACTAGCGCATCTGGTTCAGTTACATCTGCTGCCATTACATGGACAGTTACTGTTACCGCTCCAGACCTTAAGGCATCAACTGCTTATACAACATCTTTTATTAATACTGGAGAAACAATTTCAGCAACAACAGATGCTACTGTATATGCTTCAAAGACAGTCTCATCTGATGCAGCAGCAGTTATTGTTTTAACTCAAAAGAATGCTGTTAATGCTTCTGCTTCAGAATCTGTTACAGCAACAATTTCAGGAGCGGGTATGTTAGGGTATGGTACAAACCATACAACAATTAACGGTCTTGGTAGATCATTAGTTGTACCTGCAGGAAACTACATTGGAGTATTCTCTGATGGAACATCTGGCGTAGGAACAATTACTCTTACTTCACAATCTGGAGCATTGTTAGCAACAGAGAAAGTAACATTTTATGGTGACATTGCCAAAGTTGTTACAACTGTAAAGAAGCCAGCAATTGCTGTAGGTTCTAACGCAGACGCAATTTCTGCCGTAGCATATGATGCTGCTGGCGTAGTTGTAGGAGCAGGAACACTAACAGTTACTTCAAATGATCTTACAGTAATCAGCAACTCAGCAACAACTGCTTCTATCTCTAATGGTGCAGCGTTGTTTTCTTTGGCTGGTGTTAAGACTGGTTCAGCAGGTGTAGTAGTAAAGAGTGGAACAATCTCTGCAGACACAGTTACTGTGCGTGTAGAGGCTGCCGTTGCTTCTATTAAGTTGGCTTTTGATAAAGCAAACTATGTAGCAGGAGAGCAAGCCACAATTACTCTTTCACCAGTTGATGCAACAGGTGCAGTATTGTCTGGAAAGACACATGCTAGCCTACTTGCCTCTACAGGAATTACCACAAGTTATTCTTTTGGTGGATCAAGCGATACCATTACTGCAACATCTATTACAACTGACGCAAATGGTGTAAAAACTTACAAAGTTTACATGCCATTATCTGCAGGAGCAGTTACTATCAGCGCAACTGGTGGAACTGATTTACCAGCAGCGGGTCAAGTAAAGGTGTCTGCATCTGCAACAGTTACTGATTCAGCATCACAAGCACTTGCTGCTGTGGCTGCTTTGTCGTTAACTGTAGCACAACTTAAAACATTAATCACAACCTTAACTAATCTTGTATTAAAGATTCAGAAAAAGGTTAAGGCTTAATAACTCCTTATAAAATTGAGGGTAGATTAATTTCTACCCTCTTTTTTATTGTATAAAAATGGTATAATTACTAATATAACTACACATAGGAGACCACCACTCAATTGACTAACCTTAAACGAAGACTATTATTAGCCTTTGGGGTAGGGTTATGCTTGACTATTTTTGGAATTATGGCTCCTGATCGTGCCCATGCTACAGAAAATCAAGAACAAGTTGTTGTAAGCCCTGCTCAACAGGCAGTTAATACAGCCCTTACAACGGCTACTACAGAGGTTCAACAGGCTATTACAGCCACAGACACAGCCACAGCCATAGTTGCAGTAGCAATAGTTGAAAAGACTCAGGCTCAGGCAGCGGTAGATACAGTGACAGCCACAGTAGCAGTAGCACAATCAAATGTAGTCTTAGTAGACACAGCCACTGCCACAATTAATAACATAAACTTAGCCGTCACACCAGTAGATCAAAGTTCTCAAGTAGTTATAGATGCAAAAAATACAATTACAACAGCCCAAACCTCCATAAATAATATTGACACATCAACTGCACAAGTACAAATATCTGAAGCCGTTGCAGCAAAAACAGCAGCATCTACAGCACAAGCCACCGCACAAACTGAATTAACTCAAGCCAACATTGCAATTGATAATGCTCAGACAGCAGTAAATAATTTACAAGCAACTATTGGAACCAGTACCAACGTTTTATCTGGTGTAGATGACGTAGGTATTCGTATGAACCTTCCATTTAGTTTGTTAATGGGCGGAACTTTATATAATAATGTTTATGTAGGCTCTAATGCCACAATAACTTTTGGAGTTAATGATGGCTGGTACTATTCTTCAACTCCACCTGCACCATCAGTTTCTGTTGCTGGATATGATTGGACAACTTGGAGTACAGGAACTGGAGTTACTTATGCAACTACTGGAACAAGTTTAGACATCGCTTGGGATGTAAGACCTTTTCCACAACAAGATGCATCAACTCAAATGGTACAAATTAGATTTAATGCTGATGTAAACCCAAATAATGGTGCATGGATTGCAGATGTCACTGCAACTGGACCAATACCAAATAATGCAAGGTTTAATGTAAGAGAAACAACTAATGGAACACTTATTCCAATTACAGATACAAATTCTGGCGCTGGGTTTGCT